ATGTTGATTAAATCAATAATTGAGCATATGAGAGAAGGTGCTCTTATAATTAATTCAGCAAGATTAATTTCTGAGATGAAAACTTTCATCATGAAAGGTGATAGACCAGAGGCTGAGAGTGGATTTAATGATGACTTAATCTTCGGTTTTGGTCTTGCTCTTTATATTAGAGATACAGAATATTCAAATGTATCATTATCTGCGAGTATGTATAAGACAATGCTTGATGCATTCTCTGTAAGCTCTAACTCAAGCGTGGGATATCAAAAAGACTTTGTTAAAAAACCTAATAGTGATATTCCTGATGTTCCAACTGGAGGTGGTGGAATATTTATCGGAGGAAGTGATAACAATACAGGAGAAATTGACGATGATTTTGGGTGGCTACTAAAATAAATTAAGTATTTATTTTGATGAGAAACCTATCTATATTTAAAAAAAGATTAAAATGGCTGAAAAAAACAATCAAATAAGTGTATTTCAAGGAGTTACTGATGCTATTAATGGCGGTAAGAAGAGAACTCCAGAAATGCCACATTCCGCACAGTTTCAAGGCGGAACTGGGAAAGAGCTACTTAATCCATCAGGAAATCAAATTGAAGAACTTCAACAGCAATTCCTTGATTGGCAGGTAAATAAAATTTCCCACAACCTATATCAAAGAACTCTATATTTTGATACAGACAGACTTGGTGCATACCAGGATTATAGAGCGATGGATATGTCTCCAGAGATTTCTGCTGCACTTAACATTATCCGTGATGAGTGTTTGGAAGCAAACACCATCATTCCGCTACTTAATGGTGAGAAAAAAACCATTGAGGAATTATACAATTCTGGCAGGCAGAATTTTTATGTGTATTCCTATAATGCCGATGAAAAAAAATTCGAACCTGGCTTATGTCAAAGAGTGACTTACAAAGGCGAACAAAACGTGTACAAAATCACATTTGATGACGATTCATTTGTAATGGCCACTTCCGAACACTTATGGCTTTCTAAAGGACAGAATAAATATCTTACGACTTCAGAATTGAAAGAAGGCGATTCCATTGAACCTTTTTACACAAGGGTTTCGAATGAAACCGACAGGATTCAGGGTTACGAAATGCTTCTTGAAAATGGGAAATGGGAATATACTCATCGCATGGTAAAACGTGAATTTTGGCCTGATAAAAAAGGTGTGGTTCACCATAAGGATATCAGAAAGTTGAATAATGACCCATCGAATTTGGAAGTGATGTCTTGGAAAGCTCACCAGGATTTGCATCATGAAATAAATCATTTACGTTGGGAAAATAATGATGAATACGCACAAAAAATGCGTAAAGTATTTTCTGAAACAAATTCATTGAACGGTCCATATTGGTCAAATCCTGAATGGCGTGAAAAAAGAGTGGCTGAAATGGTCGCCAAAAGACAGGAAATGTATTCCAATTTATCAGATGAAGAAAAGAAACAAATTTTCTCCAGGGCTGGTGAAATAAACGGCATGTTTGGTAAAGGGTGGAAATTGACTGGCGCAACCAATGGCAGATTTCTAACTGATAAAAAAAGAGAGTTTACCAAAGAAGAATTGCTTGAAGCGTTTGAAAAAACGGATTCGATTGACCAGGCTTGTGAAATGCTTGGAACAAACAGAAGGATTCTTTACAAATCTCAGGCATATAAAGATTTGAATATTCAGCGTTGGGAAGATTTAGGATTTGAAACGCAGGAAATTTCCATTGAAGCGATTGAAAAGGCTTGCGAAAAATATTTGGGTTATGAAATCCTGGAACAAATAATGGGAAAAATTTGTCAGGAAAATGGATGGATACCAAAAAAGGTGAATACATTCCTGGCAAAAAATGGTTATGGCAAATGGACAGATTTTGTAAAGAAATATGATTCCAAAAATAGAATCCTGGAACAAATAAAACTTTCCGTTAAAAGCCACGGAAATTTATCACTTGCGAAAGCTTGTGAAATGAATGGTTTTTCGAGAAAGAAAATTGAAGGAATAATTGAAAGAAGCGAATACAAGAATTATTCAGGATTAAAGGCTTCAATTAATCACAAAATAAAGTCGGTTGAATTTGTTGGCGTAAGAAAAACTTACGATTTGGTGAATGTTGGTAAATATCACAATTTCGCCATTCTTACTTCAAATGGTACTGGTGTAATTTCACATAACTGTCTTACAAGAAGTGCTCATGGAAACATTTTAGAGATATATTCTGATAATACAAGGGTAAAAGAAGTTATTAAGGATTTAGTTAAGAGATTGAATCTTGAGTTCAATCTTAAACTATGGATTAGAGATTTGATTAAGTATGGAGATTATTTCGTATTACTTCAAATTGATAAGAACGAGGGTATTTATAATTTCATGACTCTTCCCCCAGAGGAGATTCATAGACAAGAGGGTTATGATGGAAAGCCTGATGCAATAAGATTTCACTGGGAAACAACAAATGATTATTTTGAAGAGTGGCAAATTGCTCACTTTAGGCTAATTGAAGATACAAAGAAAATCCCTTATGGTCGTTCTATATTGGACCCAGCAAGAAAACTTTGGAAACAATTACAACTTGCAGAAGATTCAATGCTTGTATATCGTATTACAAGAGCGCCAGAGAGAAGGGTGTTTTATATTGAAATTGGTAACCTTGAAGAAGCTGATATTAAACAATATGTAGCAAAGATTCAAAATCAAATTAAGAAGGCTCCTATTGTAGACCAAAAGACTGGTAATATGAATCTGAAATATAATCCGATGAATATTACTGAAGATTTCTTTATCCCTATTCGTGGTGATAAATCTTCGAGAATTGATACATTACCAGGTGCATCTAACTTGGGAGATATTCAAGATATTGAATATTTACAAAATAAATTATTTGCATCACTTCAGGTTCCTAAGGCATACTTAAACTACGCTGAGAGTCTTCCTGGTGGAAGTACATTATCTCAGGCAGATTTACGTTTTGCAAGAACAATAAATTCAATACAAGAAGTTGTATTGATGGAGCTTAGAAGAGTTGTAAATATTCACTTATATTTTGCAGGATTTAAAGATGATATTGATAATTTCTCATTAAGTCTTACAAATCCATCTACTCAACAAGAGCTGTTGAAGCTTGAAACAATGAAGGCAAGACTTGAAGTTGCTAAGGAATACTATGCTCCTGAATCTACTTCATTTGCTTCTTGGACTTGGGTTATGGAAAATATTCTTGGTTTCTCGAAACAAGAAATTAAACTTATTCTTAAGCAAAAGAAAATCGAGAAGAAATTATTTGCTGAAATTGATTCTGCTGTTGATACTTACAAGAAGATTGGTTTATTTACCGACCTTGATGCTAAGTATGAAATTCCTGGGGCAGTTGCTAAGCCTGGTGAAGGTGGTGAAGGTGCCGATGCAGCTGCTGGAGGCGGCGGTGGCGGAGGAGCTCTTGGTGGTCTTGGAAATATGGACATCGGAAGTCAACTTGGCGGCGGTGATGCTGGAGGTGGAATGGATATGGGTGGAGCAGACCTTGGTGGAGGCGGTGGAGCTGAAGCAGGTGGTGCACCAGCACCAGCGGCTGAGCCAGCAGCCGCTGAAGCACCTCTTGCGGAAAGTAGAGTGATTAAATTTAAAAAGGCTCTTAGAGAGTCTGATAATAGATTTGATTCATATTTAGATGACCTTCTTGGAGAAGACGACGTTGTTATTAAAGAAGAAGATGAAGAAGAAACATCTTTACTTAAAAACAACAAGAGTTTAAGTTATAGAACTAAGAAGTTGATGGAAACAATCCAAGATAACTTAGATAATAGTTTAACTAAAAATCCAGACCAAGAAGAAGGTTTAATTCAGGAGAATGCCTCTGAGGGAAATCTAATATCAAGCAATGAAAAAATGTTAAAGGAAACTAATGACATGATGTCTATGCTTGAGAAAATGTTTAAGACTAACGATGAAGTTGTGACTGAAAATGTTAATTACGAAAATGTGGAATCAGATAATATAGAAGAGTCAGATGATGAACCAGGAACAGAAGAAAATAAAGAAGAAGGAGAGGGTTTATAAGATTCCAATGCAATCTGATGAGGTATTTAACATTAATGATGTTTATGGCATTAGAAATGACCTCAAGGATATAAGGAGTATGCTTGACCGAATAGAAGAAGATTTAAAAGTTTTTTTAAGTCATAAGAAATCTAAAAGAAAAGGAATTGATGCCAGAGCAAAAATTGTAACCCTGAAAAAGAAGATGTTGCCAGAAATGTCGAAGAAAATCCTCAAGACTAAACAGGATTACGAGGGTGATTACTCATAAGATAATCCCGCATAATTGCGGGATTTTTTATTTTATGCTTGTATTTTAACTCTTTAATTTATATATTTGCAATTATGAATCAGACATGTAATCAAAAAAATTGCAATTGTGGCAAACAACATGTTTACAAGGACGACTTAACGGAGCTTGTAAAAACGGATAAAGATAAGGCTATTGGCCTTTACGAGGAGAGAAGAGATGATTTAAAAAATACAGTAAAAACTCTTGAACAAATAGCACAAGAAGATAGAAGGAGAAAGCCTATGGCTCATCTTCATCTACATACATATCACTCCATTCTTGATGGAGCTGGTAATATGGATAGTTACATGAAACTTGCAAAGGAGTATGGACATCCAGCTATGGCCATAACTGACCATGGTACACTTTCAGGTACATATGATTTCTTTAAAAAATGTAAGGCCGCTGGCGTAAAACCTATAATTGGCATGGAAGCCTATGTCAATAATGAGATGGGGCAACACGAAGAAAAGAAGCATGAAGGTAATAATACACACCAATCAATATTTGTAATGAACCAAAAGGGTTATGTGAATCTTAATAGGTTGGCATATGAATCTTTTACAACAGGTTTTTATAAGAGAGGTAGAATAAAGACAGAATGGCTATTCCAACACAAGGAGGGTTTATATATTACAACTTCTTGTGCAGTGAGTCTCATGTCAAGACTTGTTAAAGAAGGAAAGACTGTTGAAGCAGAGGAATATCTTAAGGAGCTAATGAGAGAGTTCGGAGATAACATGGCAGCAGAACTTCAGTTTAATGAATACGAAGGGCAGAAAATATACAATGATTGGTTGTTGAGAATGATTAGAAAGTATAGTCTGATGCCTATACTTACAAATGATGTTCATTATGCTTTCTCTGATGAGGCCAAGCTGCAAGATACATTGCTTGCAATTAATAGAAAAGAAAATCTTGCTACATCATGGAAATTGGATACAAGACATTTATATTATACAAATGCAGAAGATTTCCATACATTTAATAAAAAATTTGGATTTAATTATCCAGAGAAATTTATTGATATGTGTCTTGAGAATACACTTAAGGTTGTAGAGAAATGTAATTTTGAGTTCGATACAAAAACTGAAAAATTTCCTAAGTATGAACCAACACCTGATGTAGTTGATTACTTTAAATCAGATAAGACAAAAGATATCATCACAAAATTATCTGTTGGAAAACTTAAACAA